ATTGCCATTGCAGTCTTCCAAATTTGTGTACGTCCGTATCCGGTCGAGAAAGGTTGATCCTTCCATGTTTCTGGGTAACCTGATCCTTGAGCGTGAGCTGTACCAACTACATAAGAACGCATAGGTTCTAATACGTTTGAAACAGAAGCACTATATGTAACACCAATTGGATCATCAGCTACAAAAGAAGTAAGTTCTTTATTAGCAGCTGCGTCCAAAGGTCTAACAATCGTACCTGTTATCGGCGTATAGTAATACGTCTTAGCAGTTTCAACAGCACCATCATTTAGTCCACGGCCTACAACACTAGCAGTATTTGCTTGAGCATGCACAGTATCAACTTTAACAACAATATAATCTTTTTGACTAACACTTGTTACGGCTGAGCCGCCATCGTGTCCACCAGTATCATTACTTGTCATGTTAATCTTGATCATTTGACCAGGAAGAAGGAACTCAGGTTGAGTACCATCATCTCCAACCAAAATATCATTACCTGACTGTCCAAAAATAGTACCTATATTGCCAGCTGATTTATAATCAGTTGCCATAAATACTTTTACTTGCTGTCCAGCAGATGTTGATAAAGCTGCTCCGCCACTGGTTAATAGTTCTGAGCTTACAAATGTATCTGCAGACCCATTATAAAAACCAACGACATACGCATATCGCTTGTGATAAGAGCCACGCCTCTCTGTGAATTTAAATTCAGGATCATCTGTCGGCTTTTTAGCAAGTTTAGACACAAAGCGAAAAAATGGGTCTTGAGCAATCGCTAATTCGGATACTCTGTCACCAAAATTGTACTTTCGTCTAAGATCGCCTGTATCAAGCGAAGATGATGCTGGACTTATACCAGTAGGAGAGGAGGATTCGGTTAATCCAGATTCTAACTGAAATAGATCAGCCATCTTTATTAACTCCTTATTTTAATTAAAGTATTCAGCTAAATTAGCCAAATACAGAATCTAATTCTGAGTCAAGTCCTACTATGGCATCAAATACTGAATCATCTGGAGATTGTTCGACTGGTGTGCTTCCTGCTGTAGCAAGAGAACGAGGTTGGTCTTGTGCTTTACGCATTTGATCAGCCATCTGTTGTCTTGTGTTATCAGCTATATTAGCTTCCCTGCCCTTTCGATTCTTTAGAAAATAAATATCTTCTAGCTCAAGTGATTTGGATTTAGCAAAGTCAACAAAATCTTTCCACTCATCATCAGACATTTCATGTTGTTGACGAAAAGCAGTTTCTTTAGCTAACCTTTGGTTTTCAGTTTTTTGTGTCTGCAAAGTATTATTCAATCTTCGCTGCACTATACCGTCTACCGTTGCACCTAACACTTTCGCTGAATCGGATTCAGGAGTGCTGAAAGCATCATCAGCATCGAATACAAAATCTTCAGGTAATTCAAGCTTTTCAGACATATTCTGAGGAGCTTGACCCCCACCCTCAAAGTAATTCCGCACATGCTGAATTAAATTAGGGTCTTCTCTCATTGCATCGAGTATAGGCATATATGGTTCGAGTTCTTGAAGTTCTCCGTTTAATCTTTTTGCTTCTCTACTTGAATCACTATACCTCTTTTGCAAAGCTTCTTGACTAACGTCATCACTTTGCTGCTGAACTTCACTAGGGCTCTGTGGTGTGTTATCACCTTCTTCCGAGGTTAACTGCGTAAGTTCTTGTTCATCTTGGATACCACCATTAACAGATGAGTCTAAAGCAGTAAAAAAGTCTTCAGATTCACCAGTGTCAAAGATACTATCTTGGACATCACTTTCAGGGGCCGTTCCGGCGTTGCCTACTTGTTCTTGTTCCATTTGCTATCCTTTTTGTTTGTTAAAATATAGTATTGGTAAAATATTAAACACAACTATTCTTTTGCTATACACAGGCTTTTAATTTCTTGCTCCAAACTTGACCAGATTTACACTTCCTTTTACCACCTTTCTCAGGATGAACCTTATTATGTTTAGCCTTAGATATAACTTCTACGTTTGATCTACTATTATTTTTCTTATTATTATCTTTATGATGAACTACTTCACCACGACCAGCATTTGCCTTGTTTCTATAATGAGTTTGACTGCTTCCATCTTTCCATCTACCATTCTTACTCCCGCTTCTCGACATATTGGGATAAGATTTCTTATTCCATTGTACCAATTATTTCCACCACTTTTTCTTTTTCTTTTTTAATTTTTTACCTTTCAGATATCTATCTACATTATAACTTGCTAAAGAGTCTGAAGGAGTTGTCATATATTTACTCTGAGCAGCCATATCAGATTTCTGTCTTGCAATACTCATTTTCTTCGATTTACCTTTCCCAGTATAATATCTTTTACCTTTAGGAGTATTGTATTCCATTACAGTAGAAACTTCTCCACCTTTTCCAACCCTAGTTCCTACACTACGTTGTCCACGAAGAGCTCCTTTTGCAACAGTAGTAGTTTTTGTATATCCTTTACCTTTTTCAACAGTCGATGTTTTCTTTATTGTATCGGTTGAAACACATTTACCAATCTTTTTATCCCAAATCTGACCAGTTTTACATTTCTGAGCCATTTACGAATCCTTTATTCACCTTCAGTTTCACCAGCAGCAACTTGCTGTTTAATAGCCATTTTCTCTTTTTCAAACTCTGCCTTCAACATTCCTCTTAGGAGTTTCTGTTGTGCTTCTGTTTCTAATACATCTTTACGAACTTCATTAGTAGCATCTCCAACTTTCATCTTAATACCTGCCTGTACTAACTGACGTTCTAATGTTTCAATAGTTCCTTCTTTATCTTTTAAAGATTCTTCCATAGACGATATCTGTCCTTGCATCTGAGAATACATTGATTTTCTTTCTACAATCTGCTTCTTATTCCTGATATCTGTTTCAGCAATCATTGCTATATCATCTATTAATCCTGCCTGGAACCACTTAAAATATTCTTCAAGAAGAGCCCATCTGTTAATAGGCATTGTTGCTCCAGCTATAAGCCTTACATCAAACCTTGATGAGTTATAATCTCTAAATAGTCCAATTGCTTTTCCATAATCATTATAAATAGGGATATTAATTCTTGATTCTTTATCTTGATCAGGTTTCTGACCTGCTTCAGGTTGTACAATTCTAAATACTTTCTCTGCTGTATAATGATTCTGTGATATCATTTGAAAACATTTACCAAGATGTTCAAGAGCAGGTTCTACAATAGAACCCATCCATGCTTTCAATCTACGAGTACCAAATTCATCATTCGCAAGTAATCCTCTATATGTCTCAGCCTGCTCCTGAGTAAATCCCATCATTGCTGAAGGAACACCTGCTATATATTCAGCATCCTGTTTACCTTCTTGGACTACTGAGAAAAATGCATTGTTGATTGGAGCTGGTAATATAGGAGTAGGTGCATTAAATCCTTGTCTGTACTTTAATAAGGCACCAGGAGCTGATGAATACCGTTCCCATTCTTCTTCAGGTACAGAACCTTCTTCATACATCCATCTCAAGTTAGAAGCTAAGTTAGCATTATGTAACATGATTTGGTGAGCCTTATTTATCTCTTGCTGTTTACCTATAAGAGGAGTTACAGCACTCATTGGGTAAGGAGTTCCCGTATACATATATGGAATTGGAATAATAGGATACTCAGGAATTTCTAAAGTACGTTCATATAATAGAACATCATCACCTACAGAGCATACAAGTACAATCCTATTTTCATAAAACTGTATTGAATCCACTATGTTATCAGCCATTCCTCCGCCTTTAATGAGAGCCCTATAGCTCTTTTCAGACATAATCTTTTGGTCTATAACAGTAGCTGCATCTTGGGCCTCAGATGTAAGTTGCATCTCTTTTTCCTGGGCTGCTTGTTTAGACATCTCTTCAGCCTTCTGCATCTCAAGTTGTGCTCTCTCAGGAATAATCTCCCCTGCTTCAACAGATTGCTGTATTTGTAATGACTTTTCTTTAAGACTGACTTCAATTTCCTGACGAAACTTCTCCATTTCTTCTTCAACATGATCCTTAATTTGCTTCATTTGAATAGGAGTTGGGTCAATCTTTATAAATACATTTCTGTATGGAAACTTTACTTTCTTATATGTTTCATAGTATGGCAGTATAGCATCATCTTCAGCTTCTAAGTCTATACCTAATGTTATATCTTCCTGCTGTATTGAAGCAGACTGATCTAAATCTCTTTGTGAATAACTTACAACATCACTTGATGCTTCTACTTTCTTTATCTTAGCAGCAAACTGAGGAAACATATTAATTAATCTTGTACGAGATAGATTCTTACGAATACTAATAAAAGAAGCATCTCTAAATAAGAAATCTTTACTCGCAGGGTCTACATATACATCATATGGTTCTACACGCTTAAATAATACTTCTCCCATGCCCCTGTCTAAATCAGGGTCTACATCAACCATGAAGTAGCCAATACCTTTAGTGAGAGCATCAAGAGCTACTTGACTATATATTGATTTACCGTTAGACATATGCCAGCAATAATCTGTTATGTCTGAATGTACCTGAGCTATATCTGTATCATCACCTGTAACGCCTACTGCTTTCCATCTTGGATTATTAGCAGTTACAAAGTATTTCATTATCTCTACAATAGGAGTTACCCTGTTTATAATGAATGTAGGCATCCCTGACTCTTCAAGCATAGACTGCTCTTCTTTAGTCAGTTGCTCATTTAAATAAAAATCATATGACTTCTGTGATGTAGATTGCCACTTAGTCCTATGTGAAGTATTTGCTCTATCCCATAATTGTTTATTTACTTGGGCCTTAGTTTTCTTAGTTTTTCTTGGCATTTATTTTCTTGTGAATCTGCTTTCCAAAACCATACATACCTGCTGTAAGTGCATTAATTGCTGCTGTAGCTCCTGCTTTAGCTCCTGCTTTCAAAACTCTTTTAGCAGGAGTGACACATTTTCCTTTAGACCATTTGCCACCTTTTTTCTGACATTTAGCCACTGCAGATAATCCTTTTTCTTTTGACCTACGCTTACCAATTGTTTTATATTCATAAGTCGGTGACGCTTTTCTTATTTTTGTTTTTTTAGCCATTATTTACTCCTGTGGCATTTATTTTTTCTTAGATTGTAAATGCGGAAAATTCCTTTCCCTGTATTTCTTCATACGCATTTTCCTATAATAGTTTGCTTCCAATTCCTCATCAAACATCACATCTTCAAGAGTCCTCTCTCTTCCCTTTACATCCCATTTACCTTTTTTCATTTTACGAAGTTCCAATGCATCTTCTAAAACTTGCTTTTTATCTTCTATATGCTCTATGGCTTTTAGAATTTCTTCCCCACCATATTTTTTGACTTTTCTGTCATATTCATGCATTTCTCTATCATAATCAGCATATTCCTGTTCGCGCTCTGCAGCCCTATTGTGTTGATCTCTTACAACACTAACACATTTCTTTTTTGCGTCACCTTTCTTTCCTCCACATTTTGTATTAATTTTTTCAGATAATATATTTTTAGCCATAATTTACTCTTTTATTTCTACATGAACTAAGTCATCAAATGAGTTATCTTTGATTTCACCATCAGAATCCCAGTCACCACCCCAGCGAATCTTTAGTCCTAATTGGTGCCCTATTCCTCTCAACATACCACCCATATAATGAAACCGTTCTCTATCTTCCCAGTCTATCGGGTAAGGAGCGAGATCAACAGCTTTTCCTTCTATGTGTTTGGAATACTTGGTTTTCGTTTTCCCTTGCGCTAATAATTCCTGTTGCCGCTCCTTACTCCTTAATCCTTCAATAATGGTAACATCCATTATCTTTATAAGTTCGTTTAAGACATTGACAAGTTTTACATTAACACCTTTTAATCGTTCTTTAGAACGTCTACCGAATCTAGGCATTACTTCTTTTTACAGCTATATGAACGTCCTTGCCAAGTAAAACTTTTTGCATCACCAGTACATTTAGATTTAAAAGTAGAACGAAAATCACCAGCAGCTTTAGACTTCTTAGCGTATTTAACGTATTCACCGCCTTTAGTCTTTTCAACTCCAACTGCACCTTTACTTACTTTAGTGCCTTTAGAAGCTCCAACTGATTTCTGTCTTCCACTCTCAGTAAGTTTCCTTGTACCTTTTTCTGCAAACTTAGTAGCTTTCTTTTTCTGTCTCGCTGTAGGAGCAGGTGGGCCTATAAATGCTTTCTTAGCAGCTTTCTTAGACTTCCTAGCGGATACTGCAGATTTTAATTTCCTCTTTTTCTCAGATAACCTTTCTTTTATAGAAGGCTGAGGAAAACCCATTTCCTTCATTTTTTTCTTATGCTTCCTTTTTTGTAAATAACTTTTTACTCTGCCAGCCATTTTATTACCCTTTTTTGTTTATTTTATGCTACGATCCAACTTTTTACACGCTTTTTTGGCTTAAACCACAACTTTTTGTCATCATTTTTACTTAAATCTGAAGGAAAAGCATGCAGATTAGCATAAAAAAGAGCTTCTATAGTGTCATCGTGAGCCATTCGTGGTCCAAAAGTAACAATTTCGTTAGTTAAATCAAACATATTTTCCCTAATATGTACTGTCCCCATACTAAATCTGCCTGAGAGACCACTATATATACGATTTATCTTCTGCCTACCACCTGGCTTCTCAGGAATTACAGCTACATCAAACTTATTAAGTCTTCTTCTTTCGTCATTCAATGATTGAAAAACACTCCTATTCATTGCTACATCTTCTACAGTAGAAGAAATGCAATGGTACTTCTGATGCATCTCTAATATAAAGTCTACAACACCTTTCCGATCTATAATCTCATTCTCAGCATTTTTAGCTCCTATTGTAGGGATACTCCTATGTCTCTCGTAGTCGAGTACATAAAGATTGTTATCACTATCAATCGCAATGCACATTATGACAGAGAAGTCTGATTCTTTTGTATCAATATCAGTAGCAGGATCGCACCCTACAAAACAATTAACAGGGAATCTTTCTCCTTCTACAACAAGATAACTCTGATTATCATCTGCATCATAATCATAATACCCTTTCCAATATTTTATATGCTCTCTTGTCCATAATGCATCTTCAGCGCTCTGGACTTCCATCATATATTCCTGATAAAACTTAGATGCTTGACCAGAATCCCTATAAAATTTCTTCTTTTCTTCTAATTTACTTTTAGGAAACCAAGATGACCATAGAGCATTGCCTGACTTAGTATATGCTTTATACGTTATAATCTTCCATGCAAATTCTTCACCATCTGATATAGCTCTCGCATGATTAATAAGTAAATTATTAATGAATGAATCATAATGTACGGGAGTTCCATTCACTCTTAATCTCCCAGTATGAGGTTCAATAGCAGGATATACAACAGCAGTTACAAGGTTAGCATTCTTATCACGGGCATCTCTTGTAATAGTATTTGCTTCATGTTCAAAGTCATCAAGTATAATTAAGTCATATCGTTTATGGAGTTTAGCACCGCCACGGATACCAGCTACATTAGACTTAGAAATAAGTTTACACCCATTAGATAGTTCTATATCTTCTTCAGTCCACTTAGGCCCTTTCATCTTACCAAAGTAGTATATGAACCTGTCATTATATTCAAGGTGGTGCTTTATGTAGTCCATATTACCTACAGAAAGCTTCTGTGTAGCAGATACCCATGCATAAAACATCATGTCATCTTTAGGGCAAAATACGAAATCTTTTAATACTGATGCTTTAGTCAGTACTGTCTTTCCATGACCTCGAGGTAAAATAATAGCAAGCTGCTTAACAGACTTATCATCTATTGCATCCGAGACTTCATAGTGGAAGGGAGGAGTTTCGCTGCGCATGAAGTCATCAGGAAGAAACAGCTTGCCAAATGATATTAAATCTCTACTTGCTAATTGAAATACTTCTTCTGCTTCTGATACATTCTGTGTGTTAATATTCACGCTTTCCTGTCCGTAAATAACGATCCATCTTATTTAAAATATCTTCTTGTTTTTCAGTACGAGGAACATTTTTCCAATTTTTATAACCTAAAATCCCAGCTCTTATATGAGCATCTGCACGTGATACATCCTCCCATTTTTCATAAGATCGTTTATCACCACTTCCTTCATATGCCCTTCTATCCATTGCTTTAACATTATCTGGCCTATT